GGGAATCATTCCCATGCGTAGTATTGAGTAGTTGTCTGTTTACCGACAGACACGGCTCTTGGCATCAATGTATGCCTATAGAAATTGTTTTAGACGTCTGCGTTAGGAAACAATTTCCTCGTATGATCTCTTTGCAGTTTGTATATGTTTGCCGCTCAGTTTATCTAGGTTTAATCAGCCTCTGGCTATTTGCCCGAAAATTGATTACCATTTATTTATGTTCTTCAAGACCTGAATGAAAATCCTATAAAAATAAGATTCAGGCATTGTGAAAATATCTTAAACGACAGTAAGCACCGTTGTGTTGGTGTAATCTGTGTCTTAGATATAATCTAAGGACTTAAATACTAATCACACACATTGTGTGAGATTTAATAATTGTAATCAACAATTAAGCAGAAATATGTACCCTATGACTAAGATCTGGGAGACGTTACTGACACTGCTTTGAACAAAATCTTCATGCCGATAAGGTAGAACCTATACGGAAGTCGTATTAAATCGTCATTTGGTCAGGTGGAGTTCCTTAAGTCCACCCGAAAACCCAAGGTGAAATTCCTTGGCATAATGCCATCATGCATTCTTCCCTTTTTGATAGTAAGTTTACCCTTGCTAACGGTCTTAATTTGACCGATCTTAAGAATAAATACCAGGAGAAATCTCTTGGAGAAGTTACTAATGTAGTTGAGAATTGCGTTGCTTTTTATACAGCGCTACTTGATTGCACTACTAAACGTCAAGCTATTGCTACGACGTTTATGTTCATCAAGACTTTTTATAACAAGTCTGTTGTTGAACTTGCGAAGGATTATTTGGTGGAAGCTGGACTTTTCACGACCCTCGATTTAGATCGTTTTTGGAATAACGATTTCGAGGTTCTTGAACACCAAGCAGCTCTTGACATTGATTGGCTAGAATTGCTAAGAAAGGCAAAGGATAATTGGACCACTGTTGTCCATGCTCCTGCTTTTACAAAGCTATCTAAGCTTATATCTATGTTTGCTGCATTAGGTTTATGTGAATTGTCTCATTTTAATGTTGACTTCAACGGAGTAAGAATTTTCTCAGTTGGAGCACATCAGCGTCACGTAAGTGCATCTGATTTTATTCAAGCACTTTTAGAAACTGTGGCGTATTTTTCCGAAGGAATTTACCAGTGTTTCAAAACTGGAGACTGGAGCATTTTTCTTTATGAAGATGCTGAAGCCCAGAAATTTGACGATGATTATTTTACAATCCTCGAACTGAGTTCATTCGTTCGATGTGGAAATCTTGAGAGATTTTCTGATGGAAAGATGACAGAAAATGATTATGATCTGTTGTTGCAGAATACTCTCGAAAAAGCTAAGACCATTATGCGTGGATTGAAAGGACCTGAAAAGTCCATCATGAGCAGAAAGGTCGAGCAACTCCAAAAGTGCCATGCTGAATATATTCAGTTTCGCACTAGTGGAACTTTGCGTGAGGCTCCTTATGGGATTTATATCCATGGAACCTCATCAGTTGGAAAGTCTTACATCGCGTCTTTATTGATGCGAATTGTACTCAAAGCTAATGACTTTAATTCCGATGATGATCATCTGATTACTATCAATGATTCGGATAAGTACATGTCTACTGCACGATCTTACGTGACTGGAATCTTTCTAGACGATGTTGGAAATACTAAACCCGATTTCGCCGAAAAAGCCCCTACACAACATATTATTGATTTGTGCAATAACATTCCATACTATGCCAATATGGCAGAGGTGGAGCAAAAAGGTAAGATTTCCTTAGAACCTAAGTGTATGGTTACTACAAGTAACTTGACGTGTGATCGTCTCGCTGGAGTTTATTCCAATGACATTATGTCTATTTTACGTCGTTCTAACCTTCATATTACTGTGACTGTTAAGGAGGAATACACTAAAAACGGAGTCCAGTTGGACTCTGCTAAGGTTCTTAGAGACTTTAAGGATGATCCATACCCGGATGTATGGAACTTCCATTGTCAGTATGCTGACAACAGTGAAGGTACAGCTAAGCTTGTGAATCTTTTCCCTGCTGCTGACCTTAATACTGTATTGGAACACGTTATCGACGATTCGAAGAAACATTTCGCTAACCAGAAATTTGTTGTGGAAAATTCGACAAATCTGGGACAGAAGTTGATCTTTTGTGAGATGTGTAATCGTCCTACCAAGATTTGCCAATGCAAGCAGGCTGCCTTTGAGCTGCCTGACGACGTCAAGAAAGCTTGGGAGAAACTTAAAGAGTATCGATGTTTGAGTTTGCTTTTTGCATTATCAGACAACAAATTTTACACTCATAATTTAAACTTCCTTATTGCTATTTTACGTCGCTATAACATCTGGAAGGGAGGAGTCACGTTCCGTAGAGCGGGACATATGTCTCTTTTGTCATTTGCAGTTATTAATGCAATGGCGCCCTTCATGTTTCCAATTTCGATATTGTGGTTGTTTGCAAGTTTCTTTAGCTATTGGGCATCATTTTTCATCACCTGGAAAGAGGAGATTGAAAAACTTGCCAAAGCGAGGAACGTTGTACGCCAAATCTTTACCGATGTACGTAAAGCAAATGCTGTTCGTTTTTTCAACGGCTTTGTATTGATTGCTATCTTGTATAAGATTATTAAGCGATTTTACGTCTTTTGGAAACTACAAGCCAATTTGACGCCAATGAGTAAAGAGGATATTGAAGCACGAGATGCTGAAAAGAATCCTTGGATTGGTGCAGGCTTGACTCAAATACCTCAGTCTGAGGATGTACGTGTTGCACCTCAGCAAATGAAGAGTGTTGTTGATAAGCACTTGATGTATATTCGTTTTCCGGAGCACCCTGATGGTGTTTTGTATTGTAATGCATTTTTCCTGAAGACGAACTTTGCAATCGTGCCTCAGCACATTTTTTACGAAGACAGTCAGATGTTTGAAGTTTATCATAAGACTCGTACCAACGCTTTTACGGATGAGACTTTTGCTCACAAGCGTGGTCATGGAATTATGAGTCGAGATAATACTTTCGATATTCCTAATACTGATCTTTGTATTGCCTATTTACCTGGATGTGGATCTTTTAAAGATATCACGTCTTACTTCCCTGATAAACCCATGAAAAATTTCTATGGGAACATGTATCATCGTAAGTCAAATGGAGAGCTTGGTAAATACCAGGTCTATCCAACTTACAGTGAGAACATTAAAGTTCAGAGAAAGCGTTACCAGGGATACCTGTATACCATTAAGGGAGGCACTTTCAATGGATTGTGCGTCTCAACAATTGTTACAGATACTAACCCCTCGGTTATCGCCGGATTTCATATCGCTGGATGCGGTAGTTCCGGTGCTGCTGGCGTTGTTGCCAAATGCGACATTCGCAATGCAGAGGAATTTTTCGAGACAAGAGTTTCTGTCTTGAATGCTGCTTCAGATGGAGAATTTCCTAAGAAGCAGTTTGGTTTACCTACTTACGAGGAAGGCTCGGGCGTTCACCCTAAGTCTTTTGTTAACCATTTGCCAGAGAGTGCAATTTTGCAAACTTATGGCTCTTGTAGTGGTATTTCTTCAGCTAAATCTGTTGTTGTGAAAACACCAATTTCTGATGATGTTGCTGAAGTTTGTGGTGTGCCGTGCAAACACGGTCCACCCAAGATGCACAAGTGGAAACCTTACTTTGTAAATGCTCAGGCCGTCAGTGATCCCAGCTTGGGAATGTCTGGCGAGGCTCTTGAATGGGCTGCTCGGGATTATATTAAACCCTTAGTAGAGAAAGTCCACGATGAGCCATGGAATCATGAGCTTAAGCCCCTTAATCGATTACAGACAGTTAGTGGAATTGATGGCAAACGTTTTATTGATAAAATGCCACCAAACACTTCTGCTGGATATCCTTTGAGTCAGGCTAAGAAAAATTTGCAGGTTGCTCTCAATCCATCTGAGCATCCTGATTTTACTTGTCCTGTGACCTTTACTGATGAGGTCTGGGAAGAATTTGAGAAAGTAATCTCTTGTTACAAGAATGGCGAGAGAGCTTATCCCATTTTCAAGGCAGCTCTTAAAGATGAACCTACTAAACTAACTAAAGATAAGGTTCGTGTATTCTTTGGAGCACCTTTGACATTGCAGTTGGCTGTACGTATGTATTTTATGCCAATTTTGCGTTTTATGTCTATGCATCCCTTCTTGTCTGAATGTGCTGTTGGAATTAATGCACAAGGACCTGAGTGGGATCAGTTGGCTAAGCATATGAAGTCATTCGGTGAAGATCGTATCTTTGCCGGTGATTATAAGGCGTTTGATACGCGTATGCCAGCCCAGCTTACCATGGCTGCTTATAATGTTCTCATTAATATTGCCGAAGCTAGTGGAAACTACTCGGAAGAGGACATTCATATTATGAAGGGTATTGCAACTGATTGTTGCTACCCGTTTGTAGCTTATAATGGTACGCTTGTTTCTTTTAATGGTGTTCACATCTCTGGAATCAATGTCACTGCCTATGTTGGTTGTGTCATGAATAGTTTATTACAGAGAGGTGGATATTATACCATTTCAAAGGAACTTGGGAAACCCATGTATCCTTATAGGAGAATTGCTAGTGTCGTCAATTATGGCGATGATTTTAAAGGAAGTGTTTCTGTAGAAGCAGATCACTTTAATTTTATTTCATTCCAAGCATTTCTGAAGGATTGTGGAATTACTCTTACTATGCCAGATAAAGAGTCTGCCCCGGAAAAATATCTCACTGATGAGAGGGCTGATTTCTTGAAGAGGCATAATATTTACAATGAAGAGTTGGACCAGATTTTTGGAGCCTTAGATAAGGACTCCATTTTCAAGTCGCTTCATTGTGTATTGCGCAGTAAGGTTGTGTCACCTGACACTGTTGCCATGATGAATATTGATGGCGCCTTGCGCGAAATGTGGTTTCATGGTCGTGAAGACTATGAGACGCTTAGATCTCAGTTACAAGAAGTTGCTGCAAGACACAATTATGCAAATTGCATGATGTTGAGTCGTGACTATGATTATCAAATGACTGAGTACAAGTCTAAGTATTACGGTGGCGAGCCTCCTGAAACTGAGGATCTCGAAGATTTTGACTTCGAACTTCAGGGTGGATTTGAGAAGAAACACTTGAATTCTAAGGAATATGCTCGTTCCCGTTGGAACATGAAACATTCTGAAACACGCGTTAAAGAGACTGGTTTTGTTCATGAAATTGAAGATGATACAGTCCTTATTTTGCGCCGTCATCATTCTTCTAATCAATTGGAAGGCCTTCATCATTTGGAGAGCTTTTTCCTGATTAAGAAGACGAGACATAATAAGAATGTTATTGACCTCGTTCACAAGATGCCTCATAAGCCATGTATATATGAGACTCAATTACAACACCGTGTAGACGGAACAGTGATTGGAGACATTGACATTGGTTTTTATTTAGGAGGTAAAAATGAATTTGCTATTTTTGAAGTCAAAGAAGCTGATAACAAGAATATGCGTACTAAGGCGCGCAAACAGGTGCGTGTTAGTCTTGAGGTCCTTAAGAGACACAACAAGAATGCTGTGTTTCATGGATTCATTCTGTGCGATAAGCGCATAGAGTACGTTGAGTCAACAGAAGATCCTTCGAAGAAGGTTGTTCGTAAATTTCCTTTCAGACTGGATTAACTGTAGCTCCGTCTATTGCAAAGACGTTAAACTATGCTGTCCCTTGGCGTGAGGTGTATCTCGCCACCCTGTGTGATTGATTTACGGACGGAGTTCTGTTTTTGGTAGTCAGAATGAACTTTAGGACGCTCTCGCACTTGTATAAATTGTAAATAAAGACTTACCGTCCTCAGCAGAATGAGTTACTGCTTTGGTACTATAACAACTTACTGATACACTTAATGATATGAATATTAATGTAACGGATGCTTCTCCGGTAAATAAGGAGCAAAATGTATCCTGGAATGATCAAACTCCAGGTTACAAAACCGAAGTTGTTTCTAATTATGATGAAACTCGCACCAACACTGATGCGAATGATGTAGATTTAGGAAATTTCTTCGAGCGCCCTCTAAAGATTGCATCTTTTGAGTGGGCAACTACAACGACCTTTTTCCAGGCTTTCGATCCTTGGTCGTTATATTTGGAGAACCCTCGTGTTGCTAATAGAATTAGTAACTACAAGCTATTTAAGGGTAAGCTCCATGTGCGTTTCATGATTAATGGAAACGCATTTTATTACGGTAGACTCTTAGCGAGTTATTTGCCGCAATATCAAACGGACGGCTATATTCAAAATAGAGCCTTGATCCCGGAAGATAATGTGGAGGCGAGTTTGCGTCCTCATATCTATATTGATCCAACTACTAACCAAGCGGGAGAAATTGTATGTCCATTTTTATGGAATAACGATTCTTGCGATTTGGTGTCTGGAGATTATCAATATCTGGGAGAAATGTCCATTCGTGAATTGAACCAATTGCGCCATGCAAATGGTGCTACGGATTCGATCACGATTTCAGTCTTCGCTTGGATGGAAGACTGTGTTGTTACTGCACCTACTGCCAATGATATGGCTGGGCTTTCGCCTCAGTCTGGTATGGAGGGCGGTAAAAAGAAAAACAAGAGTAGAGTCACGAAGACTAAGAACTCGCCCAATAAGAACAACAGTCCTTATGCTAAACAAGATGAGTTTGGCTCTGGTCCTGTCTCAGGTCCTGCAAGCACGGTTGCCCGTGTAGCAGGTATGCTTGAGAATGCCCCATTAATTGGGCCTTACGCTAAAGCAACACAAATTGCGGCAAGTGGTGTCGCAAATGTTGCTAAGCTGTTCGGTTATTCGAGACCTCCGTCTCTTGCACCAGATACGATTGTGGAAAATCGTCCTGGTTATGGTATGGCTAGTTCAAACTTGCCAGACCAAACGGAAAATCTTGCTCTTGATGCGAAGCAAGAATTGTGTGTTGATGGAACCGTAGTTGGTTTGGACAACACAGATGAGATGACAATTAAGAGTATTGCGACACGTGAGACGTGGTTGGATAGTACCACTTGGAGTACTTCTGACAATGTCGATCGTACGCTTGCTTGGATTGCTGTCACTCCCAATATACACAATACGTTGTCACCTGGGGGAGGCGCACCGACTGAGTATCACATCACAGCATCGAAATTTGCTGCGGCACCGTTTAAGTGTTGGCGTGGAAGCATGAAATACCGCTTTCAGGTAGTTTCCAGCGCTTATCACAAGGGCCGCCTTAAGATCCAATGGGATCCTTATGGATACAAAAATCAAGAAACGAACGTCCAGTATACTCAGATTGTGGATATTTCAGATGAGAAAGATTTCACAATTGAGGTTGGATGGGGCCACGAATTAGGTTGGCTTAATGTTGGTAACGTTAATAAAGTTAGTTACCTAACACGTTCGGTTGGCACTTCCAAATCCGATACTAATGAGATTAATGGAGTACTTACTGTATCCGTGCTCAACACATTGACATCACCTAGCTTGAGTGCTGGTGATACTGTTGAGCTAAATATGTTTGTGTCTTGTGGCGATGATATTGAATTCGCCGTTCCTACCGCTCAAATGTTGGATCATATGACTTATAACCAACCGAGTTTTACACCTCAGAGTGGTATGGAAGAGACACCCGTCGTACAACAGGATAAAGATTGTACAGACGAACCATCAAAACCCATCCAGGAAACTGCATTACAAACGATGGGTAGCACCACTATGCTTGCTGATCACAATTCAGACGTATATCACGGTGAGACTATTACGTCTTTCCGGAGTTGTTTGAAGCGTTATCAATATGTAGGCATGTTACCTTGTGGTGTTGCAGGAGGAGTTGAAAATAGTGAGTTTATCACTAAACACATTCCGCCTGTGCCGGGATATAATCCAGGCCAGGCATATTGGACGAATGTGGCAACTGATCCTGACAATAATTATTGCAAGATGACTTTGATGTCATACTTGTACCCCGCTTTCGTTGCAGTGCGTGGTGGGGTCCGTTGGCGTGACCTCCTTATTGATGGAGACCCCAACGTTACTCGTCCCTACGGAGCTAACTATATTAGATTGGCTCCAGAAACAGGGAACGTTGCTGGAGACTATAAAGTTAACGTGTTGAATTACACTAGCCCAGGCGCTCTGATTCAGAGCGGTGTGGCAGCTTTTCCAAACACGTGGTCCGGTATTTCCGTATCACATAACAACCAGAACAACTTTGCTTATGCGGATATTCCGTATCAGACAATGAATCGCTTCTGGAAGGCACGTTCGCGAACTAAGGCGACGAGAACCGAGGACCGTATGGTCGCTCACGGCTACGTCGGTGTAACCGAAGCAGCCGGTCGTGGTGTAGCATGTTTTTGTGCTGCATCGGAGGATTTCAGTTTACATATGTTTATTGGTCCTCCTATTGTCTACAAAGTTTAGTAGACAATTTTTGTATATATTTATAATGCATAAGTAGGACGGGTAACCGTTCTACGGTTATCCATTTGCGATATGTACATACTACCTGTGTGCAACCCACAGGACCACAACTATGTGGTGTCCCCAAATGGGGGCTCGTTTCAATTTAGAAGCAATCTAGGTTTTCAAACCGTAGATATGGGCCCTCATAG